TCAGACGATGAGCCTTGCCCACGCTTTGCCCACACTTGCCGCGCGGGTGGCCTCGTCCATGCGCTCTGCGACAGCCTCGAGATCGTCGGGGAACAGGTCGGCGTAGGTGTCGAGCGTCTCGGCCGCTGACGCATGGCCCAGCATGTGCTGCACGGCCTTCACGTTGGCGCCTGAGCTGACCGCGATGGAGGCGGCAGTATGACGCAGGTCGTGCGAGGTGATGCGCGGGAAGCTGGGGTCGCTCTTCCGAGCGCGGGCCACGGCACCGTCGAGCCACCCGTCGCGAGTCTTGGGCGGCCGCAGGTGCGTCACCCCGTCGCCGAAAAGGAGCGAGTCGGGACCCTTTCCGGCGCACAGGTTCGACAGTGTGGCGTCCAGAACGCGCGGATAGGGGACGTAGCGGAATTCATACGACTTGGGCGAGCCGACGTGCACGACGTTCTTGACGAGGACGGCATTCTCCTCAACGTGCACGCGACGTCGCACCATGTTGACGTGCCGCACGCGCAGCGCGGTGGCCTCTGACCAACGCAGGCCGCAGTACACCATGACCAGGATGAGGCCGGGGTGAAGGGCCTCGTCGGCGAGGGCGTAGACCTGGTCGATAGACAGGTACGAGCGGCCGGCCTTGCGCTTCGGCTTCTTCGGCACGTTCTTGAGTCCGCGGGCCGGGTTGCGCTTCATTCGGCCGTCGTCGATTGCCATGTCGAGGATGCCGGCGAGCACGCCCAGCGCGCGCAGCGCCACCGTGGCCGACCTGCCGGGCTGATCGCCCTTTGGCTGACCGATGCCGGTCACCCACTCTTGCACCTCGGAAGGGACGATGCTGCGGATCTCGCGCTTGCCCCACCGGGGTTCGACGTGGACGCGCCACGAGATCTCGAGGGGCTCGTACGATGACGGCTTCATAGCCGGAGGCATCTTGCCGGAGAGCCAGCGTTCGGCGAGCTGCGAGACCGTGACGCGCGACAGGGCGGGGTCGATGTAGTCGCCGACGGCCTTACTGATCGTGACCGACGCGAGGAACACCTCGGCTTCTCGCTTGGTCTTGAAACCACGCTTGTCCGTCTGCTTCATGTCCGGCTTGCGGTACCGGACCCGGTAGCGCGGGCCTGCCGCGGTCGCGTACTTCGTAACGGAACCGGCCATCAGGCGACCCGGCGGCGATGCCGCCACATCCCCGCGCCCATGTGCGGCTCGAGGTAGACGGTGTCTCCGATGCGCTGCAGCATGCTGCGATAGACGGCGAGGAGCTCGGGGGCGACGTGCAGATCGTGTGCCATCGAGGGTTCATGTCCGTCGCGAAGGCGCTCGACCTCGACGTAGGCATCGAGGTCGATGAGGTATCGCGCCGCCCACTCGTTTGCGTGGCGCTCCTGGCGGTGCCGTACGGGGCCGAAGTCGGTGGGGCGGTGCCCGAGGACGTGGTGCGCGATCTCGTGCGCCAGAACGGACCGCGCGATTCGGTCACGCATGCCGGGGTTCAGTCGGATGGTCATGTCGCCCGGGCGGTATCCGCCGGTGTGTTCGCCTCGCCCCTCGACGACGGTCAGGCCCAGCTCAATGGCGAGCTGCAGTAGTTCTTTCATTCGCCGCATCCCCCCATAGGTCAGGCGTCGTAGTTCTCGTCGGTCTCGTCCGCGTCGTCCTTGATCGATGAAGCGACCTCGGCAAGATTCTGGGAGGGGGTTCCGACATTGCGACCGAATCGCCCCTGGATCACCTGGCCTTCCAGGACAGATGGGCCGGCATCCTCAACTCGGTGCACGAGCTTCTCCCCGCGACGCGAGACCACCTCATAGCGAGGCACCAGGCGCCCGGGATAGTCCGCGGCCTCCGGTAGCTGCACGCGCGCGAGCAGTTCCTCCGGTTCGATGCCGAACATCTGCGCCAGCATCTCGAAATCGCGAAGCGTGAAGGCGGCGTCGCCGATGATGCGCTTGCCTGTGTAGCCCTTGGACATGCCAATAGCGCGTGCCACGTAGTCGTACGACCATCCGAGGTCGACTATGCGCCGCTGGACATAGCGTGCGACGTCCGCAGCGAGTCCGACAACGTCCGGTTCTTTCCCTGAAGCCATGAGGGAAGCGTACTCATTTGAGGACGGATATCCCGTTTGGAGTTGCAGACGTATCCAAACAGAGTTACTGTCCACATATGGAAACGGCAATCGAACCGGCATGGTGGCAGCGAGTCGCCGACGGTGTGCGCGTGGAGCTCTTCACGCAGAGACGAACCGTCCGCGAGCTCAGCGCCCATCTGGGCAGAGGGACGAACTACGTTTCCCTCAGACTCAACGGCCATGAGCCGTTCAAGATGAGCGAGATCGAGGCCGCCGCCGAATGGCTGGGCGTCACGATCGAGTCCCTGAAAGACAAGGCGCGGTTCTGATGGCCCGCCTGTCAGCGCTGCCCGCACCGGCCGCCGATGCCGACATCGTCTGGATGTCGCCGGCTGACGTCTGCGCGATGCTCCCGGGTTTGACGGAGGAGATCCTCACCCAGCGCCGCAAGCGCCGCCAGGAGCCCGACTTCCACAAGCCCACCGGGGCCGGCGGAAACGTCGTGCTTTACGACCGCGCCGACGTCATCGCGTGGGTTCGGAAGTCCCGCATAAAGACCACGCCGGAGCGGGTGGCGTCGTGATCTATCCCGACGTCATGCCCCTGTGGCTCGCCATCCCCGTCTCCGCGATCACCTGCGCGGCCTGGGCCGTCTTGGAGATCCGCGCCCGGCGCATGCGCCCCTGAGTTCACCCCATCTGCCGATCCGAACCGAAGGGCACATCATGACGGATCACACCACGACCACCCAGTTCTGCGAGGATCACCCGTTCGGCACGCACACCGCGTGCGTCGGGTGCGCCGAGGCGCGCACCGCCGCGCTGACGGCAGTCACTGGCCAGCTCGACGAGGACGTGCAGCGCGTCCGCGTCCTGGCTCACCTCGACCACCTCGAGGCGCAGTTCAGAGCGTCGACCGCCAGAGCGCTCCTCACCACCCTCGAGAATCACGCCCGCCACCTCACCCGGGCCGACCAGCACGACCGCGCCTACGCCATCTGGGCCGAGTTCTACGGCGACGGCGGGCGCACCAGCACCATCCCCGACGACCTCCTCGCGGGCGTCTTCGCCCAGTCGTCGAAGTGGCTCGACCAAGCCACGATCATGACCCTCGCCCGCCACGTCTGGGGCGACAAGCCCTTCGACGCGACCGAGGGCGACAAGCGGGTCCAGTGGATGCCCGAGGACAGCATCGTCATCCTCACCATCCCGCACCTACTCTCCGACGGCACCCGCATGGTGGCCGACGTCATCGTCAGCGACTCGAACCTGACGGGGGCACTCCGGTGAGCATCCTCGTCGCCCTCCTCGTCGCCGCCGGCATCTTCTGCTTCTGGATGTGCAGCGTCAGCGTCGCCCCGCGGTCCTGGGCCCTGCACTTCATCGTCGCGGCGTTCGCGTCGCTCTGCCTCGGCATTGCCGTGGGGCTGTTACGTCATCCGCGCCTGCCCCATCTGCTCTCACTCGCCGCACGGCATCGGAATCATCTGCTGGCACGGGACCTGCCCCTGCCGCGGGAACGGAGGTGGTCACCTGTGACCGAGAACACCAGAACAAGCGCGCTCGTCATCGTCCCCGACGGCGCTCCCGACGAGGACTGGCAGGACGGTCGCGCTGAAGGCGTCACCGCGTCCGAGATCCACTCCATCGCCGTCGGCAGCATGAAGGCCCGCCGCACCATCCTGGACGGCAAGCTCAACGGCTCGACCTTCCATGGCAACCAGCACACGAAGCGCGGTCACGAGCTCGAGCCCGTCATCATCGCCGCCGCCGCGCAGCTCGACGGCGTCACCATCCTCAAAGGGGCAAACGCCCTCCTCGGTCACCCCGAGCACCCGCTGCACCGCGCCACCCCCGACGGCCTCGGTCACCACGCCATCCGCGGCGTGTTCGGCGCCGAGGTGAAGCGCCGCGAGAAGACCTCGCCCGTCGACGTCCCCGCCGACCACTACGACCAATGCCAGTTCGGCATGTGGGTCACCGGTCTGCAGTGGTGGCTGTACGCGTGGAAGGTCGAGGGGGAGGAGGGCATCCACCACCGGTGGATCGAGCGCGACGACGACCGCATCGCCGTCCTCGCGCGCCAGGCCGACGACTTCATCGCCTGGCGCGCTGCCGGCGCCCCGTCGATCAACGGACTGCCCGACGACATCGACGACGCCCTCGCCGAGTACGCCCGCGGCCTCGCCATCGCATCCGAGGGGGAGGCGCTGAAGAAGGCCGCCCGCGTCCGCATCGACGCGTGGATTGCCGAGCAGAACCCCACCGACGTGCTCCGCCGCGAGGGCTCCCGCGCGTCGCTCACCTTCACCCCGAAGACGAAGACCGTCCTCGACGAGGACGCGTGGACCGCGCACGACGCTGCCGGGCACGCCAACGTCATCGACCTCGAGGAGCGCGCCGCGATGATCCGCCGCGCCGCCGAGAACGTCTATTCCAAGACCGTCCCGGCGACGCCCGGGTTCCGCATCGCAGCGAACGGAGACGCAGCGTGAACGACTTCACCGCATCCAACGGGATCACCGTGTTCGTGCGCGAAGGCGGCACCGTGCAGTTCCAGCACGGCACGCGAGTCGAGTCGTGCGGGATCTTGCAGATCATGCCGGGGTCCGAGTGGTGGGAGGCGTTGCGCGAGTTCTTCCAGGTGGAGGCTGACGAACGCCTCGGGCGGTGGCGCTGGCCCGAAAACCCTGACTACGTCGTCTACCCCGTGGGCGATGACGTCGTGGACGTTCTCCGCGAATCCTCCGTGAGCGACAGCACGCGAGGCCCCGGACGACAGGCCAGCATCACGCGGGCTGACGCTGCGGCATGGGACAGCGAGGTCTCGCAGAACTTCTACCGCGCTGCCCGCGCCTACTTCGATGCTCACCCGGGCCCGAAGCCCTGGCACGACGCCGTGGAAGGCGAAGTGTGGGCGCTCACCCTCGGCGACGACACCGAACCCCGGGGGTGGATGGCCGAAGGTGACGGGACGCGATTCTGGCGTGGCGGCCACAGCATCGACCGCCTCTCGGGCTCGATCTCCGCCGGTCGTCGCATCTGGCCGGAGGTGTCGGCGTGAGTGCCCGCCGCACGGTCCCCGCCCCCGACGTCGCGCGCGGCTCCGGTGTGGTCGACGCGATCGGCGACACCAAGCCCCGGCCCGGCGTTCTCACGATCCTCTCGAAGAGCGAGGCGGAGCGTCTCACGCAGGAGATCAAGCTCACCGCCTCCGGCATCCGCAACAACCTGTTCAAGCTGCGGAACCAGATCGACACTGCGAAGTCGTCGAACGTCTGGCAGATGCTCGGCTTCGCGTCCTGGACGGCGTGGCTGTCGGACACCCTCTCCGAGGAGCCGATGCGCGTCTCCCGTGAGGAGCGCCTCGAGCTCGTCGAATACCTCGCGGGGGAGGGCCTGAGCGCCCGCGCCATCGCACCCATCGTCGGTATCAGCAAGTCGCAGGCCGCGAAGGACAAGGCCGAGGTGTCCACTTCTGGACACGACAGCCCCGGCTTGCCCGGGATGGCGGACGCCGACGAGGACGAGCCGATGAGCCCCGCGGCTCCCGCGCCGCTCGCCCCCGTCGTACAGGGACTCGACGGCAAGAGCTACCCGAAGCCGAACCTCCGCCCGGTGACGTTGACCGCGATCACCGACGACGCCCGCGCGGCCGGCGTCGCCCTCCGCAAGGCAATCGAGCGCCTCGACCGCATCCGCGAGGACGAGCGCTTCCCCGGCTACCGCGCGCAGATCCTCGCCGACATGGCCGAACACCTGGGCTACGCCCGCGACGTACTGAACGACTACGGCGTCGAGAACCTCCTCGACGACACCACGAAGGAGCACTGACATGGCCAAGAAGATCACCCTCCTGCTCGACGCCGGACAGCTTCGCTGGGCGCTGCGCGGCGCGATTGCCGCCGCGTCCACGGACGATGTCACCCCCGTGCTCTGCGCGGTCAACTGGGTCGTCGAGGGCAAGCACGTCCACCTCGTCGCCACGGACAGATATCGCGTGCACGAGACCCTCGTGCCCCGCCCCAAGGGCGCACCGACCGGGGCCTTCATCATGGACCGCGCCCAGGCGCAGTGGATTCTCGCGAACAGCCACCGGCCCGCCCGCTCCTACCCCGAGCAGCAGATCCGCATCGTCTGGACCGAGGGCAGCCCCACCAAGGCCGGACGCATCAGCGTCGAGGTCATCGCCTCGGCAGCCCCCGACGCCCCGGTGTTCCGCTACGACGCCGACGCCGTGCGCGGCAACTTCCCGCCCGTGCACCGGCTGTTCAAGCCCGCCCCGACCGACGCCGAGAAGGAGCCCGTCGACATGGTCGGGCTCGACCCCCGCTACCTCGCGAGCATGCAGTACCTCGTCGGGCACAAGGGTGAGCCCCTCGTCTTCACCGTCCCCAAGCCGGGGGAGAAGAAGCACTCCCCGATGCTCGTCAGCAACGTCGCCGGCACCGCCCGCGCGCTGCTGCAGCCCAACCTGCTCATCACCGGCGCCGCCGAGTGGAAGGGCGAAGAGATCCCGACGCCCGAGGCCGAGGTCAAGGTGTCGGCAGCATGACCGAGCAGCAGACCGTCACGACCGACGAGGATGTCGCCAAGACCCTCGCCGACTACGAACGCATCGTCCAGGCCACGGGGGAGTGGAACGGCCGCGAGGCCACCGAGTTCACCAACGACGGCGTGACGTGGTCGCCCGTCTGGGTGAAGACCGAGGCGCACCCCACCCCGCTCGCGGCCCGATCTCGGGTTCACCGCGTCGGCGTCCTCTACCCCGCCGAGGAGGTCGTGCTCTGGGATGAGGCGTTCCCCGCCGAGAACCCCGACTGGCAGAAGGTCTGGACCGAACGCCCCCGCGTCCTGTTCGGCGCCTTCACCGCCCGCCGCGCGCTCAAGGCAGCGTTCCGCGAGGCGCTTCGGGACCGTCGCGAGCCCGACGACCTGCCCGACGCCCGCGACGCCGCGCCGGTACCCGAGCCCCGCGACTGGGACCTGGAGATCGCCACCGCTGCGACCGTCGATGAACTGAAGGGCGTGTGGTCGGACGCCCGCACTGCCCGAGCCCGCACGGGCCCGCGCGAGGTCGCGTACAACGCGCGCCTCACCGAGCTCGCCGCGACCGCGTGGGAGCCGCCGGCTATGCCGTTCCACACGGAGCCCAAGCCCGCCGCCCCGACGCCGCACCCGCCGACGGTCGAGCTGCGCCCCGCGACCGCACCGCGCCCGCGCATCCCGGCCCAGCACCGCCCGCGCAACCCTGAGATGGCCGCAGCCCTCGCCGCCGCCGTCAGTGACGCCGAGACGCACGGCCGCCCGGTCACCCGCACGGTCCGCCGCGCCGCCCGCGCCGGAGGCAAGCCGTGAGCGTCGACCCGAGCACCGGAGAGGTGCAGGAGAAGGGCTTCGCCGTCAAGCGCGGCACGGACCTGCTCGCCTTCGAGCCGACAAACCCCGCCGAGATGGAGCGCTTCATCCGCGAGGCCAACGGCCTGCTCGAAGAGATGCCGGACCTGCTGCTCGAGATCAACGACCGCCGCTACGCCGCCGAGCGCGCCTACTCGAGGAAGAAGAACACCCGCCTCGCGGGATACGGACGCTCCGGTGTCCCGGCGACATTCGCCCGCGCCCAGGCGGAGGCGGACGCGCTCGAGGAGCTCGAGACCTGGCACAACACCAAGGCCGAGTATCACCACGCCGAGGCGACCGAGCGGTCCCTCCGCACGAAGGTCTACTCGATGCTCAACATCAACCGCGCCATCGCGGCGCAGTACGGGGCACACCGATGATCCCCTACGTCGACTTCATCGAGCGGCGCCGCGCGGTAGCGCCGGCCGCCGGCCGCGTCATCGACTCCACCCAACTGCACGCCTCGCTCAAGCCGTTTCAGCGCCAGGTGACCGCGTGGGCGTGCGAGGTCGGACGCCCCGCAGTGTGGGCGGACACCGGTCTCGGCAAGACGCGCATGCAGCTCGAATGGTCGCGCCTCATGGGCGAGCGGTCCCTCATCGCCACCCCGCTCGCGGTCGCCGAACAGACAGTCGAGGAGTCCCGTCGTATCGGGGTCGACGCGCGCTACGTGCGCCACCCTGAGGACGCAGTCGGAAGTGGCGTGTTCGTGACCAACTTCGAAATGGTGCCCGGGTTCAATCCCGGCGCGTTCGACGCCTTCGCACTGGACGAGTCCTCCATTCTCAAGCAGTCCGACGGCAAGACGCGCGCGACGCTGATCGACTGGGCGAGCGCCGTACCCTACCGGTCCTCGTGGTCCGCGACGCCTGGCCCGAACGACCCGGAGGAGCTGACCAACCAGGCCGAATTCCTGGGGCACATGACGCGGACGAACATGTTGGCCGCGTATTTTGTGCACGATCAGGACGGGTGGCGCGTGAAGGGTCACGCTTACGCGCCGATGGTCGAGTGGATGTCGTCTTGGGCGATCGCACTGCGCCGCCCGTCCGACCTCGGCTATTCGGATGACGGCTACATCCTCCCCGGGCTCGAGATCGTTCCCGAGTTGGTAGAGGTGCATGTCGAGCCGGGAGACGGCGAGCTGTTCGCAACGACGATCGGTGGGGTTGGGGACCGCGCCCGCGTCCGGCGCGAGACGCTCGCGGCGCGCGTAGAGCGGGCGGCCAGCCTGGTCACCGCCGAGCCGGACGAGCCCTGGCTGCTGTGGTGCGGTTTGAACGACGAGGCTGAAGCCCTCGCTGCCGCGCTCCCCGGAGCGGTGAACGTACACGGCGCCCTCTCGCCCGAAGAGAAGGCGCGAGCCCTGCTCGGATTCGCTCGCGGCGACGTGCAGACGCTCATCACGAAACCGAAGATCGCCAGCCTCGGCCTGAACTTCCAGCGCTGTGCACGCATGGCATTCGTCGGGCTTAGCGACTCCTACGAGCAGTACTACCAGGGCCTGCGCCGCTGCTACCGGTACGGCCAGACCCGCGTCGTGCGGGCTCACATCATCGTCTCCGAGCTCGAAGACCAGATCGCTCGGAACGTCAAACGGAAAGAGGCGCAAGCAAACCGTCTGCTCGACGGTCTCGTCGCCGAGTGGGGGAGGAAAGCAGCATGACCGAAGACGCATACGTCACCGACGAAGCGCGCGGAGCCGCATGGGAGTTCTGGCTCGGCGATAGCGCCGAGCGGATGGCCGAGATCGCCGACGAGAGCGTGCACCTTTCCGTGTACTCGCCCCCGTTCGCCACCCCTGAAGGCGGCGCGCTTTACACCTACTCGGCGATGGTTCGGGACATGGGCAACGCGACTTCGCTGGACGACTTCCTCGGGCAGTTCGCCTACATCATCCGCGAGAACCTTCGCATCACCATCCCTGGCGGCATCGCCTGCGTGCATGTCGCCGACGTCCCGTACATGAAGGGCCGGCACGGCAGATCCGGCCTTTACGACTTCTCCGGCGAAGTAATCCGCGCGTACGAAGCGGAGGGCTGGGAGTTCGAGTCCCGCGTCGCTGTCGACAAGGACCCCCAGGCGCAGGCAATCCGCACTAAGGCGCACCACCTCATGTTCGTGACGAAGAACCGTGACTCGTCCAAGGTTTCGCCGGCGATGCCCGACTACCTTCTCGTCTTCAAGAAGCCAGGGGAGCGCCCCACGCCCGTCAAGACGGACGTCACGAACGAGGAGTGGATCGAGTGGGCGCGCCCCATCTGGTATGGCATCCGCGAGGGGAACACCCTGAATGCGCGGATCGCGCGCGAGGCCGACGACGAGCGCCACCTTACCCCGCTGCAGCTCGACTTCATCGAGCGGTGCGTGCGCCTGTGGAGCAATCCGGGAGAGCGAGTGTTCTCGGCCTTCGGGGGTGTCGCGTCTGAGCTGTACGTCGCAGTGAAGTGGGGCCGAGAGGCGCTCGGCATCGAGCTGAAGGCTTCGTACTGGAAGGTCGGGTGCGGGAATCTCCGCGACCTCGAAGTCGAGCTCGCTGAGACGAAAATCACAGACCACCTCGTGGACCTGCTGTGATCAACCGTCCTGCCATCGCTTACTCCGGCGCCGCCCTGCGCCAGCGCAACATCAAGATCGACCGCCGCGAGAACCAATCCTGTGCCCGATGTGGCAAGGGCATCTGGGAGAACGGCTCCCGCCACCACCGCAAGTACAAGAGCCGCGGCGGCGGCGACGAGGTCTCGAACGGCCTGCTCATGTGCGGATCCGGCACCACCGGATGCCACGGCTGGGCGCACCATCACCCCGACCTCGCGCGCGAGGCAGGCTTCGCCGTCAACTCCTGGGAGGACCCGGCCCTCGTACCCGTCCGCCTCTACATGGCCGGCGGTCGCCTGGTCTACCTCGACGACGAAGGCGGATGGTCCGAACACCCGCCCGTCGCTCCCGAGCCGGTGGCGGCATGACCGCCCCGACGCGGGTCCCGGGCGCGGTCTGCGCCTATGGGTGCTGCACCGCCGAGGTCGCCGCCCTCCCAAACGGCGGGTGGTCGACGACCGACAAGGGCTGGAAAGCTCGTCGACCGCCGCCGCGAGCACGTCACACGCGAGTACGCGGCCATCTCGGCGCGCATCGACCGCGCCCACTCCGACTACCCGAAGTGCCCGTGCGGCCAGCGGGCCATGGCGCTCGACAAATTCGGGCTGTGTTCCAAGACGGACATCGAGCACCTGCGCCGCCGTGGCGTCCACTCGGCGCCCGCGAAGGCGAGGTCATGATGCGCGACACCTGCACCCTCTACGCCGTGTACTGGCGCACCGAGGGCGTCCTCAAGGTGGGCCGCTGCCGCAGCTCCTCCCGATACCGCGAGCTCTGCGCGACCGGAGCCGAGGTGGTCTTCCTTATGCGGGACGTTCCGACCCGCTGGGAGGTGTGCGCGCTCGCGCAGCTCGACGAGCACTTCGCGCCGGCGTTCGCCACCTACACCGATTCCGAGCACATCCTCCCGCGTGGCCGCGGGTTCACGGAGTGCTTCACCGTCCAGCCTGCGGATCTCGCGCGCGCTGTCGACCAGATCTACGAGGGAATCATCCGCTATGGCGATGACACGAGGAAGAACGATCACGCCGAGCCTGTGGAAGCGCGAGGAGCTGCTGAGCCTGCCGCCGACGACACGGCTGATGCTGGACGGCCTGCACCTGTATGCGGACGACCACGGACGGGAGCGGGTGAACGAGCTGCTCATGCGGGCGGAGATCTTCCCGCTGGACCGGGACATCACCGACCAGCAGGTGACGGAGATGCTCATCGCGCTGGACGACGCCGGGTGCGTCGCCCTGTACGACGTGGCGGGGGTGTCGTATTTCGCGGTGACGGACTGGCCGAAGGTCGACCGTCCCGGGGACTCCCGCTACCCGCCGCCGCCTTCGCGATCGACTCGCGAGTCGTTCGTGGCGGGGGAGAGGGGAGAGAGCGAGAGAGAGGGAGAGAGGGAGAGAGCGAGCGAGAGAGACGCACCGCCCACCGACCCGAGCCTTCCTCCATCACCCTTCTGCCGGGCACACCAAGCAACAGGCGGATCAGAGGAACCCTGCAGGGGATGCGGGCGAGCACGACTACAGCGAAAGGTCTGGGATGACGAACGCATGGCACGAAGGGACGGTGTCTCCGATTACCCGCAGTGAGAACGCGATGGCGGCGGCCGAGTTCTTCGACCGCATCACCGCCGAGGTGCAGACGTCGCTGGCGGCGCGCCGTCGGCTGCGTCGTGAATACATGTGGCCCGCCGAGGCGCCACAGCAGGTGCGACAGGTCCGGGAGTACGACGCCGAGACCGAGCGGCTCCGCGTCGAGATGCGATCGGTGGTGGCCGCGTGAGCGATCGCTACTGCATCCGTGGGTGCACCCGCCAGCACTGGGCGACGTGCGAGAACCTCACCGCAGCCGAGCTCGCGCGAAAGGCTGCGGCGGAGGCGGCGGGGGAGAAGTACCGAGCCCCGTGCCCCGGCTGCGCCCCGTCTATCTGCCAGGACGGTTCGCTCATCTGCAACCACTGCTTCGGCCGCGCCCGACACCTCCTCGGCGAGGTGGGCGACATCCTCGCCCGCATCCGTTCTGAGGGTGACCCGCTGAAGTCGGGGTGGAATTGGGATCGGGTGGTCATCGCTGGGTCGTCGTCCGAGGCGCAGGGCCCGATCGGGGAGGACGCCGTCGACGCGACGAACGCCGTGCTCGGCGCGTGCCGGTACTTCGCCGCGGGCCTATCCGAGCTGTCGAACGACCTCGAGGCGATGGAGTGGCTCGGCCCCTTGGTGCTCGACCGCCACAAGCCCGACGAGCACGGCGTGCGCGAGCGCTGGTCGATCCAGGATGCAAAGGACCGGTGGGGCGTCGAGCGTCGCGACCCGCACGCGTTCATCTACCCGGATGACGAGGAGCCGGAGGCGGCTCCCGAGTCGACGCCGGTGCGGGAGTGGTACGACCCGCTCCTGACCATCAAGCAGGCCGCCGCACGCCGCGAAGTGTCGCAGCGCACGGTGCAGCGGTGGGTGGCCAAGGAGCTGCTCGTCCCCGTCGCCAAGCATCGGGATGCCCGCGGCGCGGTGGTCCTGTACTTCCCCGCGTCCAAGATCGACGCCGTCGACGCGTCGCTCGAGGAGAAGAGAACACGACCGAAGCCGTCGGCAGCCACCGCGGCCGAGCACGAGAAGGAGTCAGCATGAGCAAGCGAGACACCCGGCCCATCGAGGTCGGCGACCGGTTCGAGATCCGTGACCAGCTCGACGCCGGCAAAGTCGTGGAGGTGGTGGAGGTGCTGCGCAACACGCACGGCGCGCTCCGCTACCTCATCCGCACCGAGGTGCACCCTCGGAACCCGTCCGCCGTCGGGCGGTCAGTCCGCGTGCAGGACACCACGATCCGCACCACCTACAAGCGAGTGAGTCGCTGATGGCTGAGGAAGAGCGCATGACCGCGGACCAGCCCGCACCCTTCACCCCGAAGCTCACCCCGCACCCGAGCGTCTTCCCTGGACGCTTCGGTCTCCCCGAGTCACCCGAACCGTCCCGCCTCGGGTTGGGCGTCGGGCACCACGCCGGCGCCGCATGGGTGACCGCAGACCCCCACGCGACCGCGCGACTCCACATGGACGGCATCCTGATCGCCGCACCACCCACGAGCCGTCACATCCTCGTCGAGGGCGACCGCGTTGTCATCGAGCACGTCACGATGTTCCCCGGATCTCTCACGCACCGTGAGGCGTTCGTGTGGGCCATCCGACCTGTCCTCAGCTACCCCCACGTCATCCGCTACCGGCTCGCACGCCGCGCCTGGCAACTCATCTACGCCGCGCAGGACCGCTTCCGCCGCCTCCGCGCGCTGATCAGCAAGGGAGCTCAGAAGTGACCGGCCCGAACACCCCGCCCGCCGACGACGTACGCGAAGCGCTGGCGGCCCTGGGGCGGCTCGCGACGGGAGCGGAATACGCCCACGACATCCGCCTCGTCCGAGCGGCGCTTGAGCGTCTCGAGCTCATATCTTCGGTAGCCGAAGACGACGTGCGCAAGGCGATTGCCGTGATGCTGCGAACCGAGCCGGATGCCAATTTGGTTACGGACGCGCTGCTAGCCGCTTTCGAGGTCCGCCCGCGCGGGACGGTCACCGACGCCGAGGTGCTGCGCGCGAAAGCGGCGGCACTGACCGAGTTCGCCGATGCAGTGCGCATGCCTTTCACGGTCTTCCGCGGCGACAGCGGGGAACCGATCACTCCGGGCGATCTGATGCGCGAGACGGCGGCCCGCTACCTCGCCGAGGCCGAACAGGGCGCCCGCTCGTGACCGTGCATGCGACCCCGCCTCACGGGGAGGCGGTGACGCTGTGCTGTGGGGCGGCACCGGTCGAACTGGCGGAGGGGGACGGGCTGACCCTCAACCCGGCCGCCATCACCTGCACCACCAACCACGCGAATGGGAGCACATCGTGACCGTGTACGTCGACGACATGTTCAGGAAGGCCACGGTGCCGAACGGCGCGCGATCGGTGACGGGCGAGTGGTGCCACATGCAGGCAGACACCCGTGAGGAGCTAGACGCGATGGCCGACATGATCGGGTTGCGCCGAGCCTGGATTCAGTACCCGGACGACGACGTGAAGCGCCACTACGACGTGACTCGCCCGCGTCGTGCCGCCGCTGTGGCCGCGGGCGCGGTCGAGGTGGGGATGCTCGACCTCGCGCGGATGCGTGCGAAGTGGCGTGCCGAGCGTCGTGCCGCCAGATCGAGTGAACGGGGCCCAGATGTCTGAGAACCGCATACCGGCCCCGGCTGTGCGACTGACACCCGGTCGCTGCGCGTGGTGCGCGCGCTTCGTGAAGGCTGACACGGCACCGACCGTCTGGTGGGTGATCGTCGCGGATCGTTACCGGCAGATCGTGGGCGACGCCCGCAACATCTACGCCCGCACCCTGTGCCCCGACTGCGCCACCGTCGCGCGCTCAATCCAGCGACCCGGGGAGATAGCCGAAGCCTGGCAGCGGCACAATGCGATGGCGGCCACGTCGAGCGGCGCCTAGCTCGGCGTGTCGCGCCACGTCGTTGGTGGCATCGTGTCGCTCGTAACTGCTAGGCTGACGCCTGCGAGATCACTGGATCTAGATGAATGCCCTCGGTTGTGACCGGGGGCATTCGTCGTTCCTGGCTCGTTGTCTTCCCTCGGAGTTGGTGCTCTTCGCCGAGGGGCTCGTCCCACCCGCCGCGCGACCTCAACGTTCGCGGCTTTGCGCCAGTGTCGCCTGTCGGCTGGGGTGGGGCGCTGTTGTCCCGTGCAGGGGTCCGCGTCGTCGCGGAACCATCGTCGACCCAGGGATCGGCGCCTCTGCGCGGGAGCCATCGTGAAGCGCGGGCATTCGGGTGTGGGCGAGACCCCGGGTGCCCGCGGCAATGTAAGCCGAGACCGGTTCCACTTGCATTGGGGGCCGCTCGGGCCAAGTCGACTTGCATTCCGGGAGGCGTCATGGCTGAGGGCATCGTTCTGCTGATGCTGGCCCTGGCCGTGGCTCCGCCGATCGCATGGTGCGGTCGCGGTGTGCGCCTGTCGGTCCCGTCATGGTTCGACCTGCTCACCTACGGCCAGCGTCCCGCGAATCGCGCGGCCCGGCGGCGCCGAGGTGGGCGATGACCGACAACGGAGTGTCCATCCCGAAGTGGGGCGGTCGTCGAGCGCTCGAGGCGCTGCACCAGGTCAAGGCCATGGGCAAGCGGAACAACACGCCGTGCTGCCTGTGCGGTCAGCCCATCGACTACTCGCTGCCGTCGACCGACCCGGATGGGTGCAGCCTGCAGCACATCAAGTCGCGCAAGTTCTTCCCGGACCTCATGTGGGTGCCGTCGAACTGGGCTCCCGCTCACCTCGTCTGCAATCAGTCCGCGGGCACGGGCGTCAAGCCGACGCAGGTTGGCGTCACGTCGACCGATTGGTGAGGGGTGAGATCGTGGCGGACCTGTCTACTGTCTCGACCGCTGACCTGCAGGCCGAGCTGAGCAATCGGCAGGAGCTTGGTCGGTGCAGTTGCGGGCGGTGGCCGCTACGCCTCGCCGCCTGGGATCGACACGGTCGAGTGCCCCGTTGCCATGGCTGCCTGCGCATCCCGGTCGAGTGCCGGTGTGGGCGCTGACCTGTCCACTACTGGACACCTCCCCGCGCCAGAATCGCCATAAAATCCAGCCCGGCGCGTTGCACGGAAGGTCGCGAACCTTCCTCTGTCTCCCCCCGACCCCGAGGGGGTCCCCTTTCAGCCGGATCACTGGCGGTGAAAACGGACCCGGAGGCCCCGGATGCACGATCGGCGCGGCATCCGCGCGGCCCGCGACGGCGGCGGCACCATCCGCGGCATTGCCCGCGAATTCGGCGCGTCCCGCAACGCTGTGCGCCGCGCCCTCGACCCGGAATCGGCCCTCGACTACGAGCGCCCATCGCTCGCCGAGGAGTTCGAGCCGGCCGTGCACGACGTGCTCACCGACTACCCCCGCATGACCGTGGAGCAAGTCGGCGAGCTCATCGAGTGGCCCGGCTCGCGTCGCACTCTCTCCGACCTCGTCGCCCGCGTGCGCGAGACCGTGCTCGACCGTGAGCGCGAAGACCTCAACCGCCCTCGCCTGGGCACCGTCCAAACGGGACGGATCACCTTCGGCCGCGTCACCGTGGGCCGCATGATCGTGGGGAGCGTCCATGTCGAACGCGATCCCGACCGAACCGCCTGAGCGACTGTCCGACGAAGCCCGCGAGCTGTGGGTTGAGATCGTCGCCCGCAAGGCGATGGCCCCCACCGTCGATGCGCCGATGCTCGAGGCGTACTGCGCGCTCGTCATCCGCTGGCGCGACGCCGCCCGCAAGATCGCGGGCGAGGGCATCGTCGTCGACGGCGAGAAGCGCGGCGCGATCGTGCACCCCGCCCTCGCCGCTGAGCGGCAGCTCGCCGAGCAGATCCGCGAGTGGGCACCCCTGTTCAACCGGCCCGCCGCTGCGAAGCGCAAGGCCGGACCGATGTACGACGCGACGAAGCGCTCGATCGAGGCGGCGAAGCTGCCCGACGAGCCGCAGTTCGAGGGCGCGACGGCCGCCGTGCTGACGCTGGCGTGGCTGATCGACGAGGCGCAGCGCGCCGGCCTCGAGGCCATCCAGAAGGCGTCGTTCGTGATGATCCCGTCCTACCTGAAGGGCTGCGCCGAGCTGCAGATCACCCCGGCCTCCCTCCCGGCGGAGGCGCGGAAGAAGGCGGGCCAGGGTGGCAAGGTCGACAAGTTCCAGCGGAACGCGGGCTCGCGCCGCAACCTCGCGGCGGTCGTCTAGCCGGCCCCTGCCGAAGCGGTGGCCGGTCCCGCTCGGGTGCGGTCAGGCGTACGTCGACAAGGTCCACGAGAAGGACTTCGCCACCCCGGAGACCGCGCACCTGTTCGGCAGCGCCGAGCCGCGCATCTGCACCCCGCCGCTGCGCGAGCTCACCCCCGACACCTCGCTCGGCTTCGACGTCATCGACTTCGCGTTCGAGGTACTCGGGGTGGTGCTGCTGCCCTGGCAGCGCGCCGCGCTCATCCGCATGCTCGAGCTGCTCCCGGACGGGTCGCTCCGATTCCGTACCGCGGTCATCCTCGTCGCCCGCCAGAACGGCAAGTCCACGCTCGCGCAGGTGCTCACCATCTGGCTGCTGTTCGTGTGGGGCTGGCCCCTCATCCTCGGCACCGCGCAGGACCTCGACGTCGCCGAGACCCTCTGGGAAGAGGTCGTGGACATCGTCCACGAGAACGAAGAGCTCGCCGCCCTCGTCGAGGGCGTGACGAAGGTCAACGGCAAGAAGTCGCTGAACCTCGAATCCGGCGCCAAGTACAAGGTGAAGGCCGCCAACCGGCGCGCCGGCCGTGGCCTGTCGGGCAACCTCGTCCTCCTCGACGAGCTGCGTGAGCACCAGACGTGGGATGCCTGGGGCGCCATTACGAAGACCACCATGGCCCGCGCTGAGGCGCTCATCCTCGCCCTCTCCAACGCCGGTGACATCACTTCTCGCGTGCTGCGCTACCTGCGCCTCATGGCGCACCGTGCCCTCGGCGACCCCGACGGCATCGGCGCCGCGGAGGACGACGGCGGTACCGGACCCACGCAATTCGACCTTGAGACGCTCGACAGCTTCGACGAGGACACTGACGAGCCCGACGAGTTCGACGACGACGACATCGACGATCTGGACGTCGACGACCTCGAGCAGGACGAGGACACCCTCTGCCTCCTCGAATGGTCGGCCGTCCCCGGCTGCGATCGTCGCGATCGCGCGGGCTGGTCGGCGGCGAATCCGTCGATGGGCTACACCATCACGATCAAGACCATCGCCTCGGCGTGCAAGACCGACCCGGAGTGGGTGTTCCGCACCGAGGTGCTGTGCCAGTGGAACGACGGCGCCACCGCCGGACCGTTCAACCCCGGCGCGTGGGATGCCGGGAAGGTCGAGACCGTCGACGGCGCCGACGGGCGGAAGGTCATCGCCCGCCCCGACGTCGACCGCATCGACGGGCGGGTCGTCGCTGGCATCTCGCAGTCGGGCCCGGTGACCTACATCGCCGTCGCCGGATATCGCCCCGACGGTCTCCCGCAGGTGGAGATGGTGACGGGCCGCTACGGCACCGACTGGGTGGCGGAGTGGCTGGCTCACCCGGACCGCAAGGGCCGCATCCGCTGCGTCACCGGGCAGTCGCGAGGCGCGCCCGAGCAGACCCTCATGAAGAAGCTGTCCACCGACCGGACATTCCGGCTCCCCGTGGTGGATCTCGCCGGGTCGGATCTCCTCGACGCCTACGCGGACGCCGAGGAAGCGATCCGCGCGAACGAGGTCTGGCACACCCCGTGGCCGGCGCTGGACATGGCCGCCGCGACCGCGGAGTGGAAGATGCTCGCCGGCGGCACGAAGGTGCTCGACCCGGTGAAGTCGCCCGCTGACATCGGCACCCTTCGCGCCTGGGTGCACGCCCTGTGGCTGCTCGAGCACGAACCGCCCGACGCGCCGCCCCCGCCACCTCCGGCTGAGGTGATCGACCTGTCCAGCGACGACGACTACTACAGCGGCGGCGACGTCGACTTCTCGAGCGTCCAATTTTGAGCGGAGGTGCCCGTGGCTGACGAGAACGAGATCGGATACCAGGCGGGCACCCTCTCCCAGTGGGCGTCGATGCTGGCCGAGGTCAACGAGTCCAACCCGGACATGATGTGGCCGGAGTCGAACAACGTCTACGACCGCATGCGGTCGGAGGACTCGCAGGTGGGCTCCGTGCTTCGCGCTGTCACCCAGCCGATCCTTTCGACCGACTGGGTAATCAACCCCAACGGGGCCCCGGACCACGTCGTGCGGAACATCGCCTCCGACTTCGGGCTTCCCGTCAAGGGCGAGAAGCCCTCGCCCCCGCTGCGTACCCGCGACCGGTTCCAGTGGACCGAGCACTGTCGCCTGGCGCTGACGTCGCTGCCGTTCGGCCACGCGTACTTCGAGCAGGTGTACCGCGCCGAGAACGGGCTCTACCATCTGCGCAAGCTCGCGTGGCGGCCCCCTCGCACCATTGCGGAGATCAAGGTCGCACGGGACGGCGGTCTCGTCGGCATCCGTCAGCACGGCGTCACCGAGCTCATCCCCGTCGACCGTCTCGTCGCCTACGTCAACGAACGCGAAGGGGCAAACTGGCTCGGCCGGTCCCTGCTGCGCACGGCCTACAAGAACTGGCTCCTGAAGGACCGCTACCTCCGCGTCCAGGTCATCGCGGCCGAACGCAACGGCCTCGGGATGCCCCTCTTCGAGGGTGCTGCGCTTCCCTCCAACGTCAACATGACGCTCGAGGAGGCAAAGGTCTGGCAGGCCAGCGAGCGCAAGGCCGGCCTCGACATCGCCAAGAAGGCGAAGTCAGGCATCGAATCGGGCGTGTCCATCCCGAACGGCGCAAAATTCTCCTTCGTCGGCGTCACCGGGACCCTGCCCGACATGGACAAGCCGATCCGCTACCACGACGAGCAGATCGCGCGCGCCGTGCTCGCCCACTTCCTCAACCTCGGCACCGAGACCGGATCGTGGGCTCTCGGCTCGACGTTCGCGGATTTCTTCACCAACTCGCTCAACGCCGTCGCGCAGCACATCGCAGCCATCACGCAGGCCCACGTCATCGAGGATCTCGTAGACGCGAACTGGGGCCCGAGCATGCCGGCGCCCCGTATCGAGCCCGCCAAGATCGGCGCGAAGCACCCCGCGACCGCCGAGTCCATCAAGGCACTCCTCGAGTCCGGCGCGATCGAGCCCGACGAGGCGCTCGAAGCCGACATGCGCGGCCTCTACAACCTGCCCGTCAAGGACGCCTCGACCAAGCGCGAGCTCCCGAAGCGCACCGACACCGCCCCCAAGGAGGCCGCATGAGCAAGCCCACCGCGCCCGCGCGCGCAGAGAAGGGCAGCGCCGAAGACCAGCGCGGACGCCGCTACTGGGGGAGCATGGAGCCCCCGAAAGCCAAGGCCGACTTCTTCAGCGCCCTCACCGCGCCCACCGCGGACGGCGACGCCACCGTCGCCACCATCCGCATGTATGGCCCGATCGACTCCTACGGCGGATGGTGGGGCATCTCCACCGAGGACATCGGACGGGTGCTCGACGCGCTCCCCGAGACCGTCGCCGAGATCGTCCTGCGCATCAACTCGCCCGGCGGCGAGGTGTGGGAGGCCATGGCCATCCTCAACATGTTCGCCGCCCACCGCGCGCGCGTCGTCGCCGTCGTCGACGGCATCGCGGCCTCCGCGGCATCGTTCATCGCGGCGAGCTGCGACGAGACCGTGATGAGCCCGGGCAGTCAGATGATGATCCACTCGCCCTCGTCGATCACCTGGGGCAACGCCGCGGAGATGCGCAAGACCGCGGCCTTCCTCGACACGCTCGAAGAGTCGATGGTCGAGGTCTACACGGCCAAGGCGGGAGCCCAGGACTGGGCAACCCTCCTCGCCGAAGAGACGTGGCTCACGGCCGCGCGCACCGTCGAGCTCGGCCTCGCCGACCGCGTCGACGTCGTGCCCGACGCCGGCACATCCTCCACCGTCGGCGTCGAGGAGGAGGACGACATCATCGTGCTCCTCGCCGACGACGACCCGGACGCCGAGGCACGCGCTGCCCGCGTCCACGCTGCCGCCGCCACCGCGCGCGCGGCAGCCCCCAAGCCCCCGAGCTCGTCCGAGCCGGGAGAACCCAACCGAAAGGAGAACGTCGTGGCATACGACGAGCTCAAGGCTGGCTTCGCGAAGCGGCTCGGCGTGTCCGAGGCCGATGTCACGGACGAGATGCTGTTCGCAGCCCTCGACGAGGCGCTCGAGGAGCAGGTCGACCCCACCACGCAGCCTGCCGCGGCGCTCCCCGCCGGTACCCGCGTGATCGACGAGACCGTCCTCGCTGAGCTGCAGGCCAACGCCCGCCTCGGCGCGGAGGCCCGCGCCGAGCAGGACCGCGTGCGTCGCGACGGCATCATCGCCACCGCGATGAACGAGGGGCGCATCACCGCCACCTCGCGCGACACCTGGCGCACCGCCCTCGACGAGAACGAGGAGCAGACCGTCGGTCTGCTCAACGGGCTCGCGAAGAACACCCTGCCGGTCTCCGAGATCGGCAAGTCCGACGAGCTGCAGAGCGGCGAAGCGGCCCTGTACGAGTCCGTCTACGGCAAGAAGGGGGCCTGACCATGGCCGACCACCTGCTCAAGTTCAAGCCGGGACAGTCCGTCTCGTTCACCGCCACCACCGCCATCACCGGCGGCCAGATCGTCGAGGTCACCGGCGACCGCCGTGTGGGCGTGCCCACCGGCGCCGCCTCGGCCAAGGCCATCGGCACCGCCGGCCACGACGCCGCCGTCGGCGACCAGGTCGTCGTACACATCGCCGGCCCCGTCGACACGTTCACCTCCGCCGCAGCGATCGCCGCCGGTGCGAGCGTCGAGGCGGCCACCGCGGGCAAGGCGCAGACGGCCACCACCGGACGCGTCCTCGGGCTCGCCCTGTCCGCCGCAACCGCGGCCGACCAGACCATCCAGGTTCTCCGGGCCTGAGGAGGGACACCAGCATGATCAACTACCCCGTCCCCGGGTCCACGCTCGCCAACACCACGGTGGCGCAGGCCCAGGCGTTCCTGAAGTCGCCGACGCTGCTCGCGCAGCGCCTGGCCGAGATCCTCTCGGATCACAACTTCCTCGCCCACTACCTGCTGCGCGGTCAGTACCGCATGGTCGGCGGTGCCGTGGCGTACGTGCCCGACGAGTCCACCTCGTCCGGCGCGAAGGCGGAGACCGTCGCCCCCGGCGGCGAGTACCCGCTCACCTCGCTGCCCGTCGACACCGCCGTGCTCGTCGCGGCGCTGAAGAAGGGTCTCGCGACCGAGATCGCGGACGAGACCGTCGGACGCCTGCAGATGGACCCCGTCGAGCGGGCCCTGCAGATGCTCGCCTACGACCTCGTGTCACAGTTCGACGAGGCCGCGATCTCCGCCATCCGCTCCGCGGTCGCGCAGGTCATCGCCGCCAGCGGCTCGTGGGCCACCGGTGAGCTCGCCGATCGCTCGATCCAGATCGTCACCGACGTCGAGGTCGCCAAGGCCACCATCAAGGGCCAGAAGAAGGGCTACCGGGCCACCAGCGTGGTGCTCACCGACCTGCAGTGGGCCGCCGTCGCACCCGCGCTGCTGCCGCTGCTGCCGCGCGAGTCGGGCAACCCCATCCTCTCGGGCGGGTTCCCCAACATCCTCGGCGTCGATTGGGTCAGCTCCTCCGATCTGCCCGCCGGGTGGGTGCCGCTCGTCACCGACGCCGACAACCTCGGCGGCATCGGACACGAGGACATCCCCTCCGAGGGGTACGTCTCCCTGTCCTCGGTGGCGGCGGAGAACCGCTCCAACGTCGAGGTGAAGCGCTCCCGCCAGGAGAACGACTCCACCCGCGTCCAGGTGCGCAAGGCGGACGTCCCCGTCGTGCGCAACCCCAACGCGGGCGTCAAGATCAACGGGACGGGCATCTGATGGCCGTCATCGTGACCGCCCCGGCGGTGCAGGTCATCGTCGGCGGCCGCGCCCACTTCCTCGAAGAGGGCGCGGTCCTCCCCGACGGCGTGGACGAGCAGACCCTGAAGCGCTTCCGTGCGGAGGGGCTCATCGCCGACGAGGCGAAGGTCGAGAAGCCGAAGAGCGGATCTCTCGACGAAGGCGTCTACAAGGACGTCAGCGTCAAGGACCTCAAGGCCGACATCGCCGCACGCAACGAGGGCCGCGAGGACGCCGACAAGGTCACCCCCGCCGAGCCCGGCAACCGTCCCGAGATCGTCGCGGCGCTCCTCGCCGACGACGCAAAGCAGTAACGAACAGGGGGCGATGGTGAAGATCACGCACGACGACCTCGGCATCCAGGACGAAGACCTCGCCCGCCGCGTGCTGGTGCGTGCTCGCATCATCGCCCCCTGCATCGACAGCTTCCCCGAAGGCAGTGAGCAGCGGAAAGACGCTGTCGCCATCCTCAAGGGCGTCATCGCCGAGCTCCCCAAGACGGGCGAGCGCAACGTCCGGGCGCAGGCCGTCGGCAATGCGTCGGTGCAGTACCGCGACATTGCCTCAGCGTTCGACGGGGACGCCTCGGCGTCGCTGCGCTCCCTGTGCGGCGCGGCGGCGGAGGCAGGCCTCCCGATGGGCAGCTTCCCGGTCGACAGGACCTTCGAGAGGCTCTGGCCGGGGGAGCGGTACGCATGAACTTCGCCTCCGGTCAGGCCGTCGAGCGCGACCGCCGACCGCAGGTGCCCGATCCCTACAACCCCGCCCGCACCGTCCCCGGCTCGTGGGAGGACGCCGACACGATCGAGATCCCCGACTCGTGGGTCGCATCCGGGGCCAGCACCTCGACAGAGACGGCGACCCGCTCGCAGATCGTGACGGAGAAGAGCCTCTTCTGTTCGCCCGATGCTGACGTCCTACCGGGCGACCGCATCCGCGCGGACGGCGTGAACTACTACGTGAAGGTCAAGCCCGCTGCCGACCGTAACCCGTTTACCGGGTGGCAGCCAGTGCTCGAGGTTCCGCTCGAAAACCGGGAGGGCTGATGGCAGCCGTGTTCTTCGACAGCGCGCTCGACGAGCTTTCGCGAGGCGACGGTGTGCGCGGTGTCGTCGCGGATGCCGCGCACACTGTCGCGGACATCGCCCGCGCCGACGCTCCCGTCGCGTCGGGGGAGTACCGAGACAGCATCCACGTCGAGGTCGCGCAGACCGACGAGGGCGTGGTCGCCACCGTCGTCGCCGACGTGCGTCACGCGATGATCGTCGAGTCCCGCGAAGGCACCCTCGCCCGAGCCCTCGGGAAGGCAGCGAGCCGTGTCTGACCCGGCCGTCATCCACGCCGATCTGACCCTGTTCCTCGTCAACTGGTATCGCGACGCGCTCGCGGCCCGCCCCGAGGCGGTGTGCCGCGACGTCGAGGTCGACAACCGCGAACCCAAGGGCGACTTCCCCGCCCGCCTGCTCGTCATCCGCAACGACGGCGGCCCCGACACGTCGATCCTCACCGGTCGCCGCAACGTCGGACTGTCCGTGATCGCCGGGAACGAGGAGAACCCGAAGGACGCGGAAGACCTCGCCGCGATCGTCCACGCCCTCCGCACCCAGATCCCCAGCGTCGACGCCGACAACCCTGTCGCGGCGGTGCTCGGCTCGCTCGGCCCCTACGAGGTCAACGAGTCACAGCCGCGCGCCCGGCGCTACATGACGCTCACTTTGAGCGTCGTCGGCAAGGCGCTCTAATCCACCCACCCGGACCGGACGGTCCACCGCTTCGAAGGAGCACCAGCATGGTCGACGCGTTCGGCAACGACATCTCCGCCGTCGGTATCCCGGTCACCGGGTTCCTCGGCTTCGCCCCCGCAGGCACCACCCTGCCCACCCCCGCCGAGGGCGGCAGCGCCACCCTCACCCTCGACCCCGCCTACGAGAAGGCTGGCCTGCTCACCGAGGACGGCGGCTTCGAGTGGACGCTCGAGCCCGACGGCGACCGGCAGAAGTTCTTCCAGGAGGGCTATTCCATCCCCACCGGCCTCGCCGACCCGACCCTGGTCGTCAAGCTCGCCCAGTACGACCGCCTCGCCCGCAAGATCGCGTGGGGCAAGACTCCCGACGCCAACGGCTTCATCACCATCGACGCCGGCGGCTACATCGGCGACCTCGTCGCCTTCAGCGAGGAGATCTTCAAGTCCGGCGTGATCCGCCGCCGCGTCGCGGACGTCTTCCTCATCAAGGCCAAGCTCGACAAGTCCGAGCGCGGCAAGGTCAACGGCCTCGAGCTCACGTTCGGGCTGCGCCGCTCGCCCCGCCTCAACAACGAGCACGTCGGCGAGTGGCTCATCCCGCCGGCCAGCACCGTCGCCCCCACCCTGACCTCGGCGCTGCCGTCCGGGCAGGCCGCGGGCCAGACGGTGACGATCACCGGTACCGGGTTCTACGGCGCGACGTCGGTGACCTTCGGCGGTGTCGAGTCGCCGCTGTTCCAGGTCAATTCCTCGACGCAGATCAAGGCCGCCCTGCCCGCCGGTGCCGCCGGGTCGGCACCCATCGTCGTGACCGGCCCCGCCGGCGCGTCCACGCCCCGCGCGTACACCCGCGCGTGACGAACCTGCTGGCCGGGGCCGTGATGGGCACCCCGGCCAGCAGCCTCCCCACCGCCCATCACCAGAGAAAGGCCCATCATGACCGTTTCTGACAAGCTGGCGCCGAAGACCTCGCCGCGCGCCAAGACCAAGCCCGAGCCGGGCCCCAAGCCGGACTTCTTCGTCGTCGAAGACCACCTGAAGTGTCAGACGGCCGAGGGTGAGATCTCCCTCGACCTGCGCATCCCCATCAACCGCCTCGAGCTGTTCATGGACATGGACGAGCTCGACGAAAAGCTCATCCCGAAGTACCTGCGTGAACAGATCCTGTGGCCGGAGGACCGCGACAAGATCGAGGGCATGCGCGACGGCGCGAAAGCGTTCGCGATGCTCATGCGCTTCGCCGAAGAGGTCGGCAATCGGATGGGCGCCAGCCTGGGGGAATCCTCGCCCTCTACGCCTTCGTCGGAAGGCACCGGCGGGCACTCCGATTCGACTTCCGACACTACTTCGGACTGAGCCTCGACGAGATCGGCCGCACCGTCTCCTACCGGGAAGCGGTCGACCTCGTCGCCGAGCTCGAGCGGGAGTTCGGCTCCCACACCAGCGCCTCCGTCGCCGGGTGGAAGCACACCGTCACCTACGGCGAGTTCCTCGCGTGGACGCACGCCACGGCGTTCATGAACGCCAACCGCGACACGCAGGCGCACCCTGACCCGGTGCAGCTGCCCACGCCGTGGCCCGACACGCAAGAGGTCGACGTCACCGCCGAAGAGCGCGCGCAGCTGCGCGCCTCGCTCGCTGCGAGGTCCGCCTTCGCTCACTGACCACCGGGGGTGCCTGATGACGATCGTCGGCGCGGGCGAAGTCCCCATCACCCCCACCTTCCCCGGCTTCCGCGGGGACGTGCTCGACCAGATCAACACGTCCGCCGCGGAGGCCGGGGGCCGGTTCAAGGAGGCGTTCGGTCGCGCGGTGAAGGGCATCGGTGTCGGCATCGCTGCCGGTGTCGCCGCGGCCACCGCCAGCGTCGCCGCCATCGGCGCGAAGGGGCTGGACCGCGCCCTCAACATCCAGGACGCCAAGGCGCAGCTCACCGGCCTCGGGCACTCCGCCGAGTCGGTCGGCACGATCATGGAGTCCGCCCTCGCCTCGGTGAAGGGTACGGCGTTCGGTCTCGACCAGTCCGCGCAGATCGCCGCGTCCTCCGTCGCCGCAGGCATCGCGCCCGGTGAGGCGCTCACTCGCGTGCTGAAGCTCACCGCCGACTCCGCCACGATCGCGAAGGCGCCGCTGTCCGAGATGGGCAGCATCATCAACAAGGTCGCGACGAATCAGCGGCTCACGACCGAGACGATGCAGCAGTTCCAGGACCGCGGCATCCCCATCCTGCAGGCCGTCGCCGAACAGTTCGGCGTCACCGCGGACGAGGCCGCGAAGATGGTCTCCGAGGGCAAGGTCGACTTCGCCTCGTTCCAGGCCGCGCTCGAGTCCTCCGTCGGCGGCGCGGCCCTCTCGTCGGGCACCACCGCACGTGGCGCGCTCGCGAACATCGGCGCGGCGTTCTCCCGTCTGGGTGCGATGTTCGTGCAGTCCGGTGTGGACGGTGCCCCCACGCTGTTCACCTCGATCGCGAACGCGGTCGACCGAGCAGCCGAGGCACTCAAGCCGTACGCGGCAGCGTTCTCGGAGCGGCTGGCGCCCGCGATGGCCGCGCTGTCGGGCTACATCGACAGCATCGACTTCGGTCGCATCATCGGGGGCATCGAAGGCGTCTACGCCCTCATCGTGCAGGGCGACTTCACCACGAAATTCCGCGAGGCGTTCAACCTCGAAGAGGACTCCACGGTCGTCAACCGCATCCTCCGGATCCGCGACGGCATCAGCGGGCTGTACTCGCTCATCGTGCAGGGCGACTTCACCTCCGCGCTGCGCAACGCGTTCCACCTCGAGGAGGACTCCGGGTTCGTCACCTTCATCCTCGGCGCGCGCGACGCGGTGCGATCGTTCTTCAGCTCGTTCACCCAGGGCGACTTCGGAGGCGCGTTCGCAAGCATCGGCACCTCGATGCAGACGCTGCAGCCCGCATTCGCATCCTTCGGTGCCGAGCTGCCCAAGATCGGGCAGGCCATGTCGCAGGTCGTCGCAGGCGGCGTCACCGTGCTCACGCAGGTGCTGTCCTTCCTCGCCGACAACGTCGACACGATCGTCCAGCTCATGCCGCTGATCGTCGCCGGCTTCTTCGCCTGGCGGGTCGCATCGACCGCGGTCGCCAACGCCACCCTCGCCCTGCGCGCCGGGGAACTCGCGGCCGCACCGGTCTACTTCGCGAACAACATCATGCGCAACAACTCGGTGCGCATCGAGCGGCAGCTCGCACTCGCCAAGGCCACGGCGACTGGATCCACCGCCACCAACACCGCGGCGACCAACGCGAACACCGCGGCCACCGCGCGCGGACGCATCGCGACCATCGCGGCAAACGCGGCATCCCGCGTAGCCGCTGCGGGGCAGTGGCTGCTCAACGCTGCACTGTCGGCCAACCCGATTGGCATCATCATCGCCGCCATCGTCGCGCTCGTGGCGGGGCTGGTGTGGTTCTTCACGCAGACCGAGCTCGGGCAGGCGATCTGGGGCGAGTTCACCCGCTTCCTTGGTGAGGCGTGGGCGAACATCGTCTCCGTCGCGACGACCGTGTGGACGGCCCTGGCGTCGTTCTTCACCGACCTGTGGAACGGCATCGTCGGCGTCGTCACGAGCGTGTGGAACGGCATCACCTCGTTCCTCGGCCCGGTTTTCGACTTCATCGCCACCCTCATCCGGGTGTACGTCGAGACGTGGATCAACATCATCCTCGTCATGGCGGCCGTGCTCGTCACGATCTGGAACGGAATCGTCGCGGTTGTCACCACGGTGTGGAACGCGATCGTCTCCTTCCTCACCCCGATCGTGGAGTTCATCGTCGGCCTCGTCGTCGGCTACTTCACCGGGCTGTGGACGTTCTGGACGACCGTATGGACCGCGGTTGTGGAGTTCTTCACCGGCATGTGGAGCGGACTGCTCGCCTTCCTCGTCCCCATCATCGCCACCGTCATCGGGGCCGTGCAGGGGCCCGTGCAGGCGCTGTCGGACTGGTGGAACGGCGTATGGTCCACGATCAGTGGATTCTTCGCCGGCATCTGGAACGGGATGGTCGGCGCCGTCTCCACCGCCATCGGTCAGATCGGCGGATTCGTCGGCGGCATCTTCGACATCGTCATGGGTGCGCTCGGCAACGCCGGAGAGTGGCTGCTGAACGCCGGCGGCGACGTCGTCCGCGGGTTCTGGGAGGGCATCTCCGGAATGGGCGACTGGCTGTTCCAGCAGATCGGCGGCTTCTTCGACGGCGTCATTGGCTGGGCCAAGGACACCCTCGGCATCCAGTCCCCGTCGCGGGTGTTCCGCGCCGAGGTCGGGCAGATGGTCGGTGAGGGCATGGCCCTCGGCGTCACCGACTCGACCACCGTCGTGCAGCGCGCGATGGTCGCGCTCACCGCGGTCCCGCCTGCCGCACCGCGCCCGGCCTTCGACGCTGACGCGCGGCAAGGCGGCGGAGGTGCGGGTGAGACCGTCGCGCCGGTCGAGGTCAACGTGTACGGCTCATCGGACCCGGTCGAGACCGGCCAGGTGGCCGCGCACACGGTCGGCCAGCTCATCGGAAAGCGAGGGGGGTAGGGCGGATGGAACTGCTGCGCATCTGGTCTGGCGGGCTGGACATCCGCTCTGCTCCCACCTCGGGTGAGCCCTACGGGCTCTACCTCGGGCCGCGTGGGTTCACCGGGTGGGATGACCAGCCGGTGACCCGGCGCACAGCAGCCGAGCGGCCCAACGCGCACGGCGAGTTCGACGTCCCCGGCTTCCTCGCCGGGCGGCTGATCTCCATCGCCAACGGCATCTGCATCGCGCGCAGCACCACCGACCTCGAGAAGTGGCGGGCACTGGTGACCGGCCACGGCGCGGACGGATCACCCTTCCCCGTCAACGTCGAAAAGGGCGGGCACCTCCACACCGCGACCGCGCGCCTCGCCGGCGGGCAACAGACCACCTTCGTCGACAACGGCAGCGGCCTACGCGCGTCATTCTCCATGGCGTGGTGGGCGGCGGACCCGCGCCGCTACGAGAAGCCCGACCCGTCTGAGGTCAACGCGCCCGGACCGAGCATCAGCATCCTCAACCGCGGCAACTTCCCTGCGTCGCCCCGGCTCGTCGTGCGGGGCAGTCAGCCCGGCGGGTACACCATCACCGGGCCGGGAGGACGACAGATCATCGTTCAGCGTCCGCTCAACACGGGCGAGGCGCACACGATCGACCTCTCCACCGGGCGGCTCTACGTCAACGGGCAGCGCGTCATCCGCGGGTTCGCCCGCCTGCAGATGTTCACCGTACCCGCGTCCTCCGCCATCCAGGTGTCGGTGAGCGGCGGCACCATCGAGGCGGACTCTCCGCACGTATTCGTCTGACCGGAGGTGCCTCAGTGGTCTCGAAGACGGTGATCTGGGAGACCCGCACCGGCGTCGAGCTCGAAGTCGTCGAGGCATCCGGCGGCGGCTTCGAGCGCGGCCGCGTCACCGACTCCCAGCACGTCTTCCAGATCGACGCCCTCGGACTGTCGCCGGCGGACCGCATCGAGCTGTTCGGCGAGGAAGCGCCCCGCGACCGCGTGCTGTCCCACCTCGTCGACGACGTCCCGATCTACCACGGGCTCATCCTCGACTGGGACTACGACGACGCCGCCGGCACCTACACCGTCACCCACACCGACCTCCGCGAGCTCATCAGCGGCCGGTTCCTCTACGGCATCGGCGGCTACCACAAGGACGGCCTGTTCCTCTGGGAGGGGCTGTCGTGGCGCGGCATCATGGCCCGTGCGCTGTACTACCTACTGCGCTACGAGGTCGGCAACAACAACTGGGCGGTGCCCGTGCGCCTCCCCGCGGAGGAGGCGGGCGTCGAGAAGTTCGAGACGTGGTGCTACGAGATGCGCCTCGGCGAGTCGATCATCAGCGACATCGAGGCGCGGCCTGGCGGACCCGACCTCGACTTCCAGCCGGAAAAGATCGTCGGGAAGTATGGGTGGGAGGCACGCATCGGCTCGCCGTTCCTCACCGGGCCCGACTTCGAGGTAACCCTCGGCGCCGAGCTGTCCCCGCTGAAGGGGCTACAGATCAAGCGCCGCGGCCGCGGCGTCTATACGGGCATGTTCGGCATCGGCGACGGTTCCGAGCAGCGCCTCGAGGTGGCGCAGGTGCCGCAGCCCATCGGCCCGCTCGCGCGCGACGGCAAGGTGACGTTCAAGTCCGACGTCGGCGACGTGCTCTACCAGCGCACCCGCGGATACCTCGACGCGCGCGTCGCGCCGACGGTCAGCTGGTCGTTCAACCTCGACGCATCCGCGATCGACCTGACGCAGCTGCGCATCGGCTCACTCATCGGCGTCAACGCCAACGGACACCGCTTCGCCCGCGACGGATACTCCGAACACCGCGTGCTCGGGTTCGGGATGGACCTCGCGGACCAGAACACGGTGAAGCTCACGCTCGAGACGCTCGGAACGGGGGAGGCGGAAGATGGTTGACCGGCAACGACCCGACGCCCCGGAGCGCGATTTCGACCGGCTCATGGAGCGCGTGGAGCGCCTCGAGACCGCCACCTACGGCCGCAACGCGTCCGTGCACCGCGGCAGCACCGAGTTCGTCGGCGAGGACTCGCTCATCGTCCGCGGATCACAACTCGTCATCGGCACCATCCGCACCATCGGACGGCAGATCATCGAGGGTCTCGGCATCCTCGACGTGTTCGGTCTCATCAACCTCTTCGGGGCGATGAGAGTCACCACCGGCGGCGGCATCACCGTCGAGGACGGCGGCGACATCGCCGTCAACGGCGGCGAGATCCGCATCGGCAACATCCTCATCAAAGACGGGAAGATCTTCGTCGGCGAAGGCGCGGGACAGATCGTCATCGACAGTGCCACCCGCACAATCACCGTCGGTTCCGGAGCGGCGCAGATCGTCATCGACGGCACGACCGGCAAAATTACCGCTGGCAAGCTCGTCATCGACCCCACGACCTCAGGCGGTGCCGTCGTGTTCCAGAACGGCGCCCAGGTGTTCACGGACGACGACACAATCCAGCTCTTCATGGGCAACAGCGTCGTGCAAGTCTCAGACGGATACGCCCGCCTGCAGAACGGCGGCGATGTCGTCGAGATCGACGGTGATGGTGTCCGCATGTCTCCGGGCGCCGTGCCTGTGTCGAACACGCCGGAGGCTGGTCACTGGATGCAGATCAATCCGACAACCGGGCGTCTCGTCCGAGTCCCTCCCGGCGTGGGCGGGCCCGATGGCGGCGCCTTCGAGTACCCGTTCCCCGAGTCGACCATCTCGGACACCTTCCGCCCCCCGAACCGACCCAGTCACAACGGCCTCGACTTCGCCGGACCCGAAGTGACCGGCCACATGATCCCCGCGGCCGCTCGCGGCGTGGTGACCTTCTCGGGAGGGTCGCCGACTGTGACCCCAACCTCGGGTTACGGGTACTACGTGGTCGTCAACCACGGCATGATCAACGGTCACGCAGTCGAGACCTGGTACGCGCACATGGCGACGACGCCGCCTGTGTCACAGGGGCAGACGGTCGCGAAGGGCGATCTGCTTGGACCCGTCGGCAACACCGGGAACAGCTTTGGCGACCATCTGCACTGGGAGATCCACGTCGACGGCGAACCGGTTGACCCGCAGGCCTTCATGGAGCAATACGCGGCCTAGCGGATAGCGCAGTAAGAGTCGCGCGAGAGCTGCACGAGGTCGCGATTCGCGCCTTCGGGGATGTCTCCCGTGAGCGCGACAATCTGCTCTTCGGGAACGCCCGCGGCTAGCTGATCGCAGGCGTAATTCGAAGCGCTTTCGATCTGGTCCGCCATGACTTCGACGCCGTAGCTCGCGACCGTCAGCTGAATACCGACGAGAACGTCGCTCGCCTTGCCCTGCTTCGGTGGCGCAGTGGTCACCTCCACGGGAGCAGCGGGCGCCTTGGAAGCGGGCGGTTCCACGACCACTGTGGTGTCCCCGTCGCTGAACGTGCCCGACGCTCCAGGCGTGACCGTGATCGTCTCCGCCGTCACGGTGCTTGTGCATCCGGTGAGCAGCAGCACGGCGACGGCACCGACGGCGACGAGTCCACGTTTCATGCGCTTCACCCTACTCATCCGCGCGCCCGCGGCATACGCCCGGGCCTATTGGAAGGACCACCTCATGGCCGACATTCCTGGGCAGGACGCCATCGTCGCGATCCTCTCCGCGGACGGCGCTCCGCCGCACATCATCCTCGACATCGGGGGGAGCGCCGACCTCAACGGCGACGGCCTCGTGAAGGCGTCGCTCGACGACGCCGGCACGCTCGTGCTCGAGGACGCCTGACCGTGGGCTACAACTTCCCCGGCACCCGCGTCGACCTCGGCGGCGGCCGCGGCTGGCTCGACGCCCCCGCCGCCGCGTCCATCTTCCGCATCGACCGAGCGATCGGTCACCGCTGCCAGATCAGCGAAGCCGGCCGCACGTGGGACCAGCAGATGCGGTTCTGGCAGATCTTCCTCAACGGCGGGAACATCGCCCTCCACCCGGACACTCCCAGCGAGCACCAGAAGGGCAAGGCCGTCGACTCCAACGAGGCGCAGCTTTTCGTCGCCCTCATGGAGGAGCACGGATGGCGCCGCACCGTCTACCGGTGGGTCAACGGCGTCTGGACCCTCGTCGAGCGCTGGCACTTCGAGTACTTCGCCCACCTCGACAAGCACATCAACGACGGCGCGCCCGCGTCGGACACCGCAGCACCAATCCCGAAGGAGTGGGACGAAATGGCATCCAAGGAAGACATCCGCGCAGTCGTGGCGGAGGAGATCTACAAGACCCGCACGAACGAGCACTTCATCGTCTCGTACGCCTCGAGCACCGAGCGCAACGGCATCGTCATCGCCGGCTTCGGCTACTGGCACAAACTCACCGCCGAGGAGTGGGATCACTTCAACTGGCTCAAGAGCAACGGCGGTCTGACGATCTTCGCCGGTCTGCACATCTTCACTCCCATCAACGACCGCTCGTACGACATCCTCCGCGACGTCTGCCTCGCCGACGGCGTCGCCGAGGGTGAAGGCGGGGTCACCTACGAGCAGGTCAAACAGCTCATGGAGTCGGCGCCCCCGCTCAAGATCAAGACCCTGGCGCTCGACGGCACCGAGCCGACCGTCGGCATCCCGGAGTGAGGGCATGACCGTCATCCCGACGGCGTGGCGCTACAAGCTCGCGGACATCTACCTGGCCGAGGTCATCACTGTGATCCTCGGCCTGGTGGGTGCCGTGTTCGGCGCGTCGATCGTCGCCGTCCCGAAGGACTACGCCCGCATCCCGTCGTTCGCGCAGGCGTTCGCCATCGTCCCGCCCGCGTGGTGGGGCCTGTCGATGTTCGCGCTGGGGGTGCTCATGGTCGCGCTGCTGGTGCACTCGCGCGCTGCGGCCGCGGTGCCCGCGTTCCTGCTGGGAATGGTGTGGGTCGCGTGGGTGCTGCCGATCGCGTTCTCTCCGAACTTCGCCCCGTCCGCACCCATCGTCTACACCGCGCTGGCGCTGCTGACGCTCGTCGCCGGCATGTCGTGCCTGGTCGGACGGGGGGAAGTCGATGGACGAACCTAAGGCCGTCCGCCTCACCTCGCCCGACAATGCCTGGGCCGCCGGCGCGATGGTCATTTCCCTCGGCATCCCCGTACTGTCCGTCGCCGAGGTGTACCAGCCCATCGCGCTCGAGGCGTGGAGCACGCTCCTCGCCGACGTCTGGCAGTGGGTGCTGCTCGTCGCCGCTGGTATCGCGCTGAGCACACTGCCGTTGATGAAGCGGGCCGAGGGGCACGGCAGCCGCATGCGCGCCGTGCAGCGCGTCGAGGCGATCGCCACGGGCGTCGTCTCGCTCTGCTACCTGCTGCTGTGGTTCGCGCTTGTGCACGAGTACGGCTTCGGAGCCAACCCCCTCACGCAGCTCATGGTCGCCGGCCTCGGCTTCACCGCCGCCGTCCGCGTCGTGCAGATCGTGTGGGGCCTCGCGAGATACCGGCGCGCACTCCGGTCTGGACGCACCACCCATGTGGAGGCGATCGCCCAGTCGAAGGAGACCTGATGACGGTGGACGCGTGGGTGGCGGTTGCGGGAGTCGCAGCCGTCGTCGTCACCGCCGTCGCAGGACTCACCAAGGCCATCGCCGATCTTGTCGGCGCGTGGCGCCGCCCCGACAAGGCATCCGCCCCCGAGGTCGGCATACCCGCCGTCGCCGAGCGCGAAGACGACGAGATCGATTTTCGCGCCTACGCCGACGCCATCCTCCGCGCTGAGAAGGCAGAGGCGTGGCGCGACTACTGGATGCAGCGCGCCATGGGGGAGAACCCCACCCCGCCGAAGTTCCCCGCACATCCGACGTCCAAGGAGGACACCCCGTGAACGACATCACCCCCACCGTCACGCCCGAGATCTGGTTCAAGGGTCAGCGTGTGCTGCGCACCATCGTGCAGGCGCTCGTCGTGCTCGTGCCCATCGTCAACGGCGTCGGACTCGCCGTCGCCGCTTACCTCGCGGCGCAGACGGACCTGCCCATCCCGCCCGTCGTGTTCGTCTGGCTGAACGCGATCATCGCCGTGACCGCACTGCTGATGGGCCTCGCCGCGCGCATCATGGCCGTCCCCGGCGTGAACAACCTGCTCACCCGAGTCGGTCTCGGGTCGGTTCCCGCCGTGCGCCTCGAGCGCGACGGTTCCGGCACGTTCGTGCTGCCGGACCCGAAGGTGGCCTCCCGCGAGGAGTACCAGGCCGCGCGGGACCAGCTCGACCGGTCGTGATGCGTGTCGTGGTGGCGGTCGGACTTGTGCTGGCCGCCACCTACACCGCGCTCATCATCCCCTTCTCGCCCCGGCGTCACCCGGTTATCACCCCCTCATCACCCCTGCGCCGTCACCCCATCGGGTGAGGGCTGAGAGGACACCCCATGCCCCTTGCCAGCTACGCCGGGCGCCTCCTGGACATCGGGCTCGGCGCGCTGCCCGCCGGCCAGCGCCTCATCCTCCGCATCCGCCCCGAGGAGGAAGCGTTCAGCGCGGAGGGCCTCGTCTCCGCCGCCCCGAAAACGCTCAACTACGACGCGACCACCGGCGGCTTCACCTTCTCCGCGCTCCCCTCCGGCGAGCTCACCTCAGCCTCGACGGGCCGCTCCGGCGTCGACTACATCATCGAGGTCGGCCGCTTCGAAGACGCGCTCGACGGCTCACGCTTCACCAGCGCCGACGTCTACCGCTTCACAGCCGCCGCCGGCGGGGGCGACATCGGGGGAATGAAGGGCGGGTCCCTGCTCGCCGTGTGGGTCGGACCCCCCTGGCCGCCTCTGCCCTCACCCCGAGGTCTCTACATCGAACTGACACCCCCGAACGAGTGGGGAGTGAGGAGCTGACATGCCGCTTCCCGTAGACGTTCCCGTCCTCGGCCGCTTCCAGGGTGGCCCTGGACCCAAGGGTGATACCGGCACCTTCGCCGACGCCACCGCCATCCCCGTGGCCGCCGACGAGATCGACCTCAAGCCCCGCATGACCGGGCCGGAGAACGCCCGGGTGGTCCAGTTCCGGATTCCGCGTGGCTTCCCCGGCACCAACGCGGTCGGCAACGACGAGGCGTTCGCAACGCTGGCCGGCGCCACGGACAGCAAGACGTTCCGTGCGCTCGCCCGCACCTACGACCGCGGCGAAGGTGTCGCGATCGAGCGCTTCCTCGCCGCCGACGAGCGGTTCGATGACGCGCCCATCGCATTCATGCAGCGCGCGTACAACGGCATCGACCGCCAGTACGGTCCCGTCTTCTTCCGGGTGCCGCCGGGAATCTTCCCCATCACCACTTCCCTCAAGATGACGACCGCGCGCCGCGACGTGAGCTTCATCGGGGCAGGGAGCCGTCTCACTCGATTCGTCCTGGCATCTGACGTCTTCGCCCTCGCCGAGGGCTATGGCAACTCCAACGACGGGCGACGCTTCGACGGCCTGCTGATGAAGGGATTCACCATCGACGCGTCTGCGCAGGCAGGCGACCCGAACAAGTCGATGAAGGGCCTGAACATCGGGCACATCTTCAACAGCCGCTTCGAGGACATCGAGATCATCAACAGCTGGGCCACCGCGTTCGGGCTGGACTTCCTCGTCAATGTCGTCATCGAGAACTGCGGCGCCACCGGCGCCGGCCGCGGCGTCAACAAGGAGTCCCTCCTCGGCTTCGGATCAGGGTTCGGCATCGGTACCGGCGCGTACGTCAACGAGTCGATGTTCCTGCGCAACGTGCGCACGAAGAACAGCGGCCGCATGGGCATCAACCTCGAGTGGCTGCACGAGTACGGCCAGTACTTCGACACGCAGATCCTCGTCGACGGGTGGCACTCCGACGGCGACGCCGTCGGCATCGGCGACCTCGGCAACGGCGGACTGCAGGTCTACAACGCCCTCATCGAGTACTTCACCGCCGCCGCCATCGTCATCGGCCCCGGCGGGCAGGCCCCCCAGGGCGGCCGTCGCGGTCACATCGACAAGTCGGTGCGCATCCGCAAGGGCGCCAAGACGGCCGCGAACCGTCCCGACCAGGACATCTACGGCGCGAACGGCATCGTCCTCCGCGGTGAGGGCGCTGGCGGGTACAACCTCGAGGCGGTCATTGAGAACATCGAGGGCGCAGCGCTGCTCGCCGAGCCGGGCTTCCGGCTCACCCCGGGCGGCCTGCGCGTTGCACTGCAGGTCTTCCGCGCGCTCAAGGGCGTGGACTGGCGCGCTGGCGGCCGCATGGAACCGGACGTGATCTTCGAGGACGGACACTACGAGGACAGCAACATCGGCCTCGACCTTCGCACCGCCATGCTGGCACCCGGCATCCACCGGAACACGTTCCGCTCCACCTCCGGCGCGCAGCCGATCGCGGTGCGCTTCGACCCGGCGATGCCGGTCAACAAGGCCGTCATCAGCGAGAACGTCGCCATCGACACCGCCACGTTTATCGACGGCCGTGCAGCGCTCACGGAGCTCGTCGAGCGCGACAACCGCGCCGTGACGACGTCGGTGGACCCGAGCGTGATCTTCTTCGACCAGATGACGGCCTTCCCCGACGTCAACGGCCTCGGCGACGGATGGATTGCAGCAAGCGTCGGAGCGTTCACGCAGAGTCACGTCTGGGGCCGCGGCCGCTACGGCGCGCAGCCCCAGCCGGGCGGCACCGGCAACTCCGGCGCGGGAGTCCGCTACCGCGACGCTGGTGTCCTCGGCTACTCGATCAGCGCGTGGATCGACCCGCCCTCGACCGGCATCGGCCGCCGCGGCATCGTGGCGTCGTTCGATCCGGCGACGGGTGTTTGCATGGTGATCGAGAACTCCTCGAACTATTACCAGGTCACCCGTTACGACCTCTCGGGGCAGCGGCAGACCGTCGCGACGTCGACGGTCCCGACGGCCACGCGGGCGCACGTCGAGATCCGCCAGAGCGCCACAGGCAACTCGTTCTGGTTCTACATCAACGGCGAGCTCGTCCGCGAGGTGTTCAACACCAGCACCGTCCCGAAGACGCGTTACGCCGGCATGTTCGGCCTGGCGTCCGCTGACGGCTGGATCAACGGTCTGGCAATCCGCCCGTGAGCGACGCGAGAGGAAATGACGAGATGTCCGACGGTGTGGTGAAGCGGACCGCGCTCGAGCGGCTGCAGGCAGCCCTGGCCGACCTGCCCGAGGAGCGATCGGCGCTGATCACGGTCACGATCGAGACGGATGGGGAGGTCGCTGCCGAGTGGCACGACGGCGACGCCTGGACGTATGTCTCGATCCGCGAGGACGACACGATGTTCCTCGTGCGTCAGCGCGGCCACGAGCTCGAGGAGAAGGTGGTGCCCTTCGATGAGCGGCTGCTGCCGGCCCTCCTCGACTGGTCCGCGGAGCAAGAGACGCCCGCCTGAGCATGGTGGGGCCACGCAGGTAGAGCAAGGGCGCGCGGCTCAAACGACACGGCCACGACCCAACTGCGCCCACCACGCAGAAACGCCCCGGCGTCACCTTGAATTGGGTGACGCCGGGGCGTTTTCGCGCTGAACCCGCTTCTGTCATACTCACTCCCATGCGTGCACCAGAGAACTTGTGGGTTCCGACGTACTGGGCGATGAACCCGGCACAGGTACCGGATCCGGTGAGCCGCTTCATGGTGCAAGGCGGCGGCGTTCTACCGGGCGGTGCTCCGTCCGATGAGTGCTACCTACTCTTTGGGTCCGTTCGGCCCCCGGCGCTACAGGGCGACCAGAACGGTTACGTCACCTCCGAAGAGCTCGAGGGGCTGAACATTCCGATCTCCGTTGTCGGCAACTTCTTCTTCACCACGGCTCGGCTCCGCGAGCTGCGCGACATGATTTCAGCCTTCCTGGACGACGAAGACCAATGAAGGGCAGCGGACCGGACAGCGTTGCGCTGACGCTGCCGCGTGCTCTTCCCAGATCCGACGTGCGCCTGCTCGGCCGTCGCCGAAACACCGGCCCTCGCCTCACGGCTCTGGCCGTGTCGACGACTAACGAAGCAGTGCCGGTCTTCACAAAAGTCGGTGTGATGCGAGGATGGTCGACCTCGCGGCGGATCTACGGTGACAACGGCCCGCATTCGACGCGCGTACCGACTTGGCCCAGAGGCGACGGCATTGGGGGTGCATCACCGTTGGACGCGATCAACCGAATGCGTGGTCTCCGCAACGGCTGGAACGGAGCAGGGTCGCTCGCTCCAACTTTGCGAGCAATCAACGAGCTCTGGTCTGCACAAGGCAGCCTCGCCCCCAATTCTCGCGTTTCACCCGCCGCGGATGGGTCGATCCTGATCGAGTGGGAGTCCGGCGATCGCGAGTACATGGTGTCGATCGAGTTCGACAACACCATCCTTTTCGTAGAAGAGGAATTTGGTGGAAAGCTCGTCGCGGAGCGCGAGCAGGCGTACTCCCCGGAGCGACTGACGTCCGCTCTCGCCGCGGGTCGCAACGCGTGAGCCGCGGAACGCGGCTCGAGCCGTCCCCGATACTCCTGTACCGCCAGGTGCCGAGCATTCACTACATCAATGACCAGGTCACAAGTGGCGCTTTCGTGCCCGGGCCTGATCACCACTCGCTACTCTCCACAAGACACCAAGACGTCGGAGCGGACGTCGCATACGAGCAGTACAAGGCTCTAGGACATGACACCGTCGGCACCTGGGCCGTCAGCGTCTACGAGGTGGAGAACAACGAGGCGTGCACAGGCATCGCGGCGTTCCTAGACGAGTTCATCGACGACGCCCCGGAAGGCCACGTCTCGATCGACTTCACCGCGTCGCCCGGTCGCAGCGCGACCAAGCGCGTCGCCAAGCATCTCGCACGCCGAGCTAACGACCGAAACCGGCGGCACCCGTAGATTCAATGGCGCTAGTGGCGAAGAGGAAGTAGCCTGACGCGACATCGACGCGAGGGAGCGCAACATGGCTGGTGGTCCGATCACCCTGGACAACATTGAAGGTCTCACCGAAAAGGAGCGAGCCCTCTACAAGCAGGGTTTCAACTTCGGCGATCTCACCAACACGACCGTGACCGGGCCAGTCGTCAACGGAGTGAAGCTGCCGGACATCATCAACGGCAAGGTGGTTCGCCGGAAGCGTTGAGGCCCCGGTCACCGGGGGCGTGCCGGGGTGCGTCACATGGAGCGCACCGTCACCGCATTACGCCACACCACGGGCTGCCAATGGCCGCCGTCGCAGGGGACCTCGAGCACGACGATGCGGTCGTTCGCGCCCATCGCCCACGCCTCGACGCGCTCGGCGGCCCGGTTCGGCCACTGGACCCACGTCCACACGGGGCGTTTTGGGTCGAACCACTCGACCGGCTGCGGCCCGTACGCCTGCAGCGGGAGTGTGATGGGATGCACCGATGCCAGCGTGCGCGACAGCATCTCGTCGCTGACTTTCGTCGAACCCAT